AGGATAGCTGGGATTTTCGACGCTGTGATCATTCCCCGCCATTCGTTGGAGCCTGGTGGCGGGGGATTCTTGACTGTTCGGCTTGTCATCGTCATAGCACCAGGATTAGCGACAGGGTGAAGATCAGGGTGCATAGCGCCCCGAGGATTGCGATGCTGATGACTGGTGGTGGTTCTTGGAATCGTTGCGGTGGTTTGCGGTGTGTCATAGTAGTTCACCTACTTCGAATGTGCGGTCAATGTATTTGGTTGGGTTAAGCACGACATCGGCTAGGATGTCGTGAAAGCCGCAGAGGAACAGGTCACTGTCCGGGGCTTGTTTGCGGTCGCAGCCGGTGTAACAGCATTGCTTCTCCCCTTCCCCGGGTTTTGGGCAGGGGTTGGGGGCTAGCATGAGTTCGATTTTCCGGCGGATTGCGGCTACCCTGCCCGGGGCTATTACCCTGCGCCCCGGGCGTTGGGGTGCCTCGTCGTCTAGCATGCTGTGAGGTCTTCCATGTGCAAAACATCGATGAGGTTAACCAGGGCGTTTTTGATGTTCTGGTTGTTGTCAATTTCCGGCTGGTAGACCTTGTGAAGGATGTGCACGGCGTCTTGGAGCTGTTCGAGTTTGCTCATCACTTATCCCACCCACTCCCTGACCATGAGTCCGAGCATGAACGCGACCAGTACCATCGCGCCGATGCTGAGTGCCCCGAGGATTTCCCCGACGGTCATTTCTTCATTGGCGAAACCGAGTTTTGTGGTGCGGCTTTCGCGTTCGGTGAGAACACCAACCGCGCGTGCAAGCGCGGTTTCCGGGTCGTTTTCTTTAGCCCTCATGGCTTGCCCTGCTGGGTGCCGAAGACGGGCAAGCTCATACTCAAACTGCTTGTCGGTCATGCTGTTTCCTTCATGTATTCAATGGCTGTGCGGTAGCTGATCAGGATGCGCGCGCCGGGGCGGCGTTGGCTTGCTGGGAGTTCGCCGGAGCGAATCAGGTTGCGGATGGTGCTGTGGTGGAATCCGGTTAGCCTGCAGAACTCTGCGACTGTGAGCCATGTTTTCTTTTCCCCGAATAGGGCTTCAATGTCGTCGAGAGTTTGCTTTTCGATTTTGTCTAGCATTAGTTGCTCTCCTCAAACATGTCGTTGATGGCAAAGAAGCCGTTGTTGCGTTCGATTGGGAGGTTTTTGCGTTCCCCGATGTTTTCCCGCCGGACTGTCACTGTGCCGAAGCAGTCGCCGTTGTTGGCGACGAATGGTGTGAGGGTGCTTTCGGTGGAGGTGGTGAGGATGGTTGCGTCTTTGATGTGCTTGATGCGTGTGGTGTTGATGCGCATGGGGTGCACAATGTCGGGGGCTTTGGCGTTGAATGCGGCTTGAACTCGGTGGATTACCCCGTCGAGCCAGTCGTGTTTGCTTGCCCGGAACACGCGGTATTTCATTTGGTTTTTGGTTGAGGCGATGAGTTTCCGGCGTGTGACGAACAGGGTGATTGATTGTTTTGATTTGGGGATTTTCGCCACCCATGTGTTGAGGATGTGCAGCTCTTCGGCGGGTAGCAGGATTTCCGTGTCGTGTGGGAGGCTGTCGTCAAGCATCCCCACCCGGTGTGTCACTGTGACGTTTTTATCTGTGGCGATGATGAACGCCTCAGAGTCCTTCACGATGAGCTTCATCTGCTGAACTTCATCATCCCCGTCAGTCTCCTTCGACGTCGCAACCGGATACACTGCGGCCAAAGCCTGCTTCAAAACCGGCTGCTCGCACCGCACAATTGCAAACCCGCGATCAAGGTTCTTTTCCTCCAGATCACCCCGGAGAACCGCCCACTCGAACACCCCTTGCAGGTGCTCGAAGCGCCCATCAATGAACTGCTTGCACTCGTCAGGCAGCATGCCGCGTTCAATCAGTTTGCCGGGGTTGTTCATCACCCATTGCTGAATGATCTTCTCGATGTCTTCGGTTTGGATGTTGAGCTTTGGGTATGCGTCACGGAAGGCTTCGAGGGTTTCTTCGGTGGTGTAGGTATAGTTGGTCATGGTCTCCTCCTTGGAGTCGAAAAGGGCACCTGAACCAGTGATTGGCGTTACAAGTTTCAGGTGCCCGTGCTTATTGGGAAAAGGTTTGATGTTACTGGTTGACAAGATCGAACCACCCGACCAGGTAGTCTGAGTCACCCATCATGGTTGCGATGCGGAGGGCGTCGGCGGCGGTGACGTATTTCCGGCCATGCCTAAAAAGCTCCAAATCCGATACCTGGTATCCGAGTGTGGCCGCCAAGCGTTCATCGGTGTTCAGGTTCAGCATGTGCGCAATGTTTTCTAGCGCTCCGCGCCGGAATCGGTATTTAGGCGCGGTCATTGTCATCACTGTCATTGGCTTCTCCTTTGTCTTCCTTCTCTGGTTTCCATGATTCGGCGCGAATGGTGATCATGTCGTGGATTGCCTGGTATTCGGCTTGCCAGCGTTCTTGCGTGGCTTCGTCGTGTCGTCCCCAGTGTTTGTCGCGGCGTTCGGCGACGGCTTGCATCATTGTGGTCAGCGTGCCTTCCCAACAACCGATGCGGACGAAGATTTCATCGGTTCCGGTGCGTGCGGCGGTAACCCAGCAGCTTTCTACTCCTGCAGGGCCAGCGACGAAGATGCGCTGCTTTTGGAACACCTCCGCGTTGCCGGACACCTCCGCGTTGCCGAACACCCGCGCGTCGCCGAACACCCGCGCGTCGCCGAACACCCACGCGTCGCCGGACAAATTGGCTTCCTTCTCGATGAACCCGCCGAGGTCACCTTCATCCACATATCGGCTTGGGATGTTCTCGGTGGCTTGAATGCGGTATAGCGTGCGGCCAAAGACCGTGATTGTTTCGTCAGTGAGGCGGTATTTTCTTTCGCTCATTATTATTTCCTTTTTGGTGAATCTTTCGATGCATCGGTTGATGTCGTCGATGGTGATGTTTCCCCAGGGTTCGTTGATGTCTCTGTCGAGGTGTTGGGGCGTTCGTGCTGGTAGTGTTCCTCCTAATGCGTATGGACGTTGGTTGTTTTCTGGTGTGAATTTCAGCGGGTGAGACTTATCGGATTCGCTGATATTGTCGCTGAAAGTTCCTGGGATGATTTGCAGCAACCCGACCCCGTGTTCTACTGAGTCGTTTTGGTCTCGAATGGGCGCTATTGCGGGGCCTGATTCGGCTTGGATTTCGTCGAGTATCCGTTTTATGTGGATTGCGTTTAGGATTCTCTGCAGGATGAGGGTTGTTGCTTTGATTTTTAGCAGTTGCCACATGGCTGTTAGTAGCTCAAAACTGCGGATAGTACGGGGCTGATGTTGTGGATGGTGCTGATGGTGGAGCCGGTGGTGAGGTTGAAGTCGATGATGATTGCGGTGGTGAGGGTGTTTTGAATGGGGCGGGCATTTTCTTTGGTCTTTCTTGGGTAGTGGGTTTGGTGTTTTGAGGCCCCCTGTGTTGTTCATCCACTGTGGGGGCTTTGTGGCGTGGCGCGGGGTTGCACCGCGCTTTTGTGCTGTTCACGCCTTTGCTGTGTTCTTTCTCGTGTTCGTTCCCTCCGGTTTTTGTCCGGGTTCCTGGTGTCCTTGCCGATGCTTTGCGAGAGCTTCGTCACGTTATCCCAACGTGAGGTAAGTATCTTCCACGAGGCAGCTAATTAAATTTTCACACATCATAAGGTTCTTTTTATCTTCCGCTTGTGTTGTTCTTAGCGGGCGATGACTTCATTTAAGACCAGCTGATCGAATCTTGCAACAGACCCCACCAAAAGCCACCCCCGACAACTGATTAAAAAACATTAATCTACCTGCCCCATTGCATAGTGACCTCAAATGAGGTTACGCTGTAGGCATGAGACACAAAGACTGGGTAGAGAACCTTATCGGCCCCGACTCCATGCGCACCGCCGCCGCCAAGCTTGGCTTATTCCCGGGCGCAGTGTCGCAGCAGATTAGCCGTGGAAGCTTGAAGCCGGACATGGTGATCGCGCTTTGCCGCGCCTATGGACGTTCCCCGCTTGATGGGCTTGAGCGCTTTGAGGCGGGGGGAGCTAGCCCCGCTTCGGCGCTTAGGGAGGCTACGAATCAGCAGATTCTTGGTGAGATTATGCGACGTTCGGATGCGGATGCGGTGCGGTTGTTTAGGGCTGAGGATGAGGACGTGGCGGTGTCGTCGCAGGTGAGGGCGGATACCCCTTACAGTGATTGACTGTAGTTACCCCTTTATTGGTGGGGTTGTTGAGCTGCCATCTTGTTAATTGCAGAGTGACGCTGTATTATAAATCTCGTAAGGCAAACAAGCCTCACGCAAACCCCCTCAATCCGAAAGGAACCCCAAAATGACCACCATCAACCTCAACAACCTTGACTGGAACATCGCCCCCGCTGAATGGGGCATCACCTACGGCGAAATGGCAAGCCTCCCCACCGAAGAAACCACCCACAATGGCCCACAGTTCATTGTCGATTTCGACCTTGACGGCACCCGCAAAGCACGCCTCGCGGTTGACCCAACCCTCGCTGGAATGACACGTGAAAAGGGCATGGCATTCAGCGACGACACCGCCGATTGGCCAGTGCTTGATGCACTGTTTGGGCGCGAACAATGGCAGCAATGGCTTGCCGATAAGACCGAGGAAATGCGCGCCCTAGACTCCGAAGACCTCGACGACTAACCACCATGCAAACCCCGGGGGCTTCGGCCCCTGGATTAAGGAACCAACAATGAACACCCCCTACACCTTCAAGCACGTCATGCCAGGACGCTGGGAAGTCATCCACGAAGGAAAAGCATTCGCAGTCATCGAGAGAAACACCTGCTATTCCTCAAAAGACGGCATCATGGAATCAGCTGAATTGTGGGTCATTATCGACCCGGTAACCGAAATTCACCAGCAAGGTAAGCTCCTGAACACCCTCTATCCACTTGAGTGGGGCCACCGCACCTACCGTGAGGCAGCAGCCACTGCCTGGGAAAACTACCGGAAATACGGCGCGCCTGTTCCCATCGGACGAAATTAAACCCCCAACCCCCCGCCACCATGCGGGGTTTCATGAAAAGGAAGCAATAATGAACTGCGATATACTTATCCTCGTTGTTCTTATATCGAACTTAGCCGTGCTTGCGGTATTATTTCCACGCGAAATGGATAGGGTACTCGATTCGTATATAGAAACTATCCGCAATTGGATTCAGGCTATCTGCAAAATTTGCAGGAAGGTGTACCGTGGATAATCAAACCCGAAACTCTGATGGTGTTTCTCGCCACAATTCCGCTTTGCCTACCGGTTTACCTGCCTGTGCGGGGCGCGTGGTTTATGATAAGGGGTGCCGCGTATGACCACCCCGCTCGTCGAAATCACGCTACCCGGCGGCGGGGTGGCCTGGTCCATCACTGCGGTGCTTGACCACACCGGCCTATCGCAATCATCGTTCACCGCATACGTCTCACGCGGCCAAGCCCCCGCCCCCACCCACAACATTGAGCGCACTAGGCTATGGGACGCCAAAGAAATCAAAGCCTGGTGGGCAACCCGCCCAGGCAAGCCAGGCCGCCCACCCAGAACCTAACCCAGCCCCCGCCCCGCACGGTGGGGGCTTTCCGCATGACAAAACAATATGGACACAAAACCCCCAATAATTAAATAAAAACACCTACTAGCCTGCAACAACGCAAGGACAAAAACAATGGCATCAATCAAACGATATGACACCGCCAAAGGAACAAAATGGCGCGTCCAATACCGCACCCCAGACGGCAAAAGCCGCACAAAAACCGGATTCCGCACCAAAAGCGAAGCCGAAAGATGGGTGGCCACACACACCACCTCCATCATCAACGGCACCTGGGTAGACCCCAACGCAGGAAACATCACCATCGAGGCCCTCGGCACAAGATGGATGGAAACCCGCACCCACCTGAAACCCTCAACAGCCCGCGTCGAAGCCCTCGACTACAAAAACCACGTCCTCCCACACTGGGGGCACCGGCGCATCAAAACTATCAAACCGTCGGAAGTGCAAGCCTGGGTTTCCGCCAGTACCCAATCCCCCTCAACCACCAGGCACCACCATGCGATCTTGTCGAAGATTCTAGACATGGCCGTCCTCGACAACCTCATCCCCGCGAACCCGGCTAAAAGCGTCACCCTGCCCCGCAAGAACAACCCAACAAAGGTTTACCTCACCATAAGTCAATTGCAGCGCCTGGCGGATGAGGCCACGGTTCGTGGTGAGCTGATCTGGCTTTTGGGCACCACTGGCCTTAGGTGGGGTGAGGCTGCTGGGTTGCAGGTGCAGGATTTGGACCCGCTGAACGGGCGCATCAGGGTGGCGAGGAACGCGGTAACGGTTGGGGGTGAGGTGGTTGTTGGTACCCCGAAGACTCATGAGCGGCGTACGGTGGCTTGCCCTGGGCATGTGATGCGTATGCTGGTTGAGGTTGGGCGTGGGAAACCGCGCGCCGGGTGGTTGTGGGAGTCGCCTGCGGGCGGGCCTATGCGGCTTCCGGGGAAGGGTTCGTTTTTCCATTCGGCGTTGGGGCGTGTACGCGCCGAAGACACGTCATTCCCTTCGTTGACTATTCATGGTCTTAGGCATGTGGCGGCCGGCCTTTTGGTTTCGGCGGGGGCGAATGTGAAGGTGGTACAGAAGCAGCTTGGGCATAAGTCTGCGGCGATGACGTTGGATGTGTATGCGGAGTTGTTTGATGATGACTTGGATGCGGTGCGTGGGGCGTTGGATGCGTTGGTGGGGTCTTTGGGGAATGTCGTCAAATTGTCGTCAAATCGGGGTTTTGGTGATGCGGTTTAGGGGTTTGAACTGGTGTTTTCTTGGTGCCCCCAGTCGGACTCGAACCGACTTTCTGGGTTTTGCCTGTACCGTTGTTTACCTGCATGTTTGCTGGTCAAGTGTGGTTTTTGTCGTGTAGCAACCCTGTTGAATTTGCGTGTATTTACGTGTGTTTTGGTGTGAAATGTCGTCAAATTGTCGTCAAAAATGACCCCGCCCCGAAACGCAAAAAGCGCCCCCGCAACCACCAACAACGGTGGCGCGGGGGCGCATCTTCACAAAGGGGTTAAACCTCATCACGGGCTTGCTTAGCAAGCTCCCTGATGTCCGCCTGAATTATCTGCGGAATCACCGGAAGATCATCCGGGCGTTTCCCAGGCCACTTCCTCGACGCCCATTCCTCACGAGCCGCGATGTGTTTCACGGCGGTGCGGTGGCGTTGGTTAATGTCCGTCATGCGGGTAGTCAGGTCGGTAATCTGCGTGTCCTGATTGGTTAGTTTGGTGTGCATGTCTGTGACTTGCTGGGCAAGCCGGTCATGCTGCGCGGTCACCGTGTTCAGAGTGGTCTCCATCACCCCGACGGTGGCGGTGAGGTTGTTCACAATCTGCTGCGACTCGTCCAAGACTAGGCGACGTTCCTCCACCTTCCCATCAGCGTGCCCTTTGCGGTGCGCTGTCCACGCGGCAAGAATCACACTCACAGCAGTGGCGATGCCACCAACCCAGCCAACAATCTCGCTGATACTCACGGCCTCAGCCACCCCCTGCGGCGGCGGCATTTGTGCCGCCAACCACCACATGGCTTACCCCTGGCGAGAGTCAAACGGAGGAAGCGGTGCCTCCTGAGAAGCAGCATCAACTGCGGCAGCCTCATCAGACACACGCTCCACAACCGACGGAGTGATGCTGCCCTTCATGGAAGCCTGAATGACAACACCTGCAGCACCTGCGATGACAGCCACGACAGCGGCAACATCAGCGGGCAGTTGGCCAGCCATGAGGCCAACAACGCTCAGCACTTGCAGCACCGCCTGGGCGGCTGCGACTAGGGTGTTCTTGCGGCGCGCGAACCAGGGCTGCTCAGCGAGCAGGTTCGTTGCGGCCTCTTCGATGATCTGTACAGACTTGGAATTTAGATTATGGCGTGCCATTTTATTTTCCCTTCAAGATGATTTGGATTTGCTGTTGAATGTTGGCGATGTCGCGCCGGGCGGCGGCGACACCATCCACGAGGGTGAGGTTTTCACCCTTCGAGTTCTGGCCCAACTGTGGCCAGGGGGCAAGCTGACCGGCCACATACTCCATTAGTTCGGTGAGGCGGTCAAGCTTTCGGTTTGCTTCCTGCGCCGCGATCTTTGCATCGTTCAAAGCGGCGACTTGTTCATGCCCGAATAGGGACATCGTGTTTCCTCCCTGCGGCACGGTGCCGCTGTAGAAAAGGGCCTGCAGCTGTTCCACAGACCCACGGAATGCGTTTACGTCAACTTCATATCCGTTGACTACTCCTCTCTGCCCGAACTGCCAGATCGTCGGGGTTTGATCTCCGAGCGGATACCCCCAAACGCTTTTGTCGCGCTGGTCGTACAGTGCCCCTGGCGGTCCCTGCAAGTCCTGCCCATAATGGGCAACCCACACCGCGCCAAGTGGTTGCGTTGGTGGTTCCCCACCATCGACTTTCGATTCCCACCAGGATGCTGTTGCGTAGATGCCGAGCACACGCACACCAGCTTCCTCGAAAAGGCGTTTGGCTTCCTGGATTTCCCACAGGGACAAGCCACTTTCGTTCTCGCAGTCCAGCCAGACGGGGGCGCGCTTATCGCCCATCGCCCTCAGAGAAGCGGAAACTTGCTGCGCTATCGTGCTTCCCATATTCTCCCTGCGGAGGAAGTGGTAAGCGCTGATGGGCATGCCAGCGGCTTGGGCGTCATCAAAGTGGGATTGATATACGGGGTCGCTGATGTCGCCGTCTCCTGTGCTGATGATGACGAATTGCATTCCCTCATTCTTGGCGGCCGCCAAGCTGAAACCATTTTGGTATCGGCTCACGTCCACGCCGAAAATCACTTCCCCACTAGGCGGCGGTGGCGCGGTAGGTGCTGAGCCGCCACCCGGTTCCAGCGCACCGGCTAGCCACGGCTCAGCATCAATTGCGGCGCCACGACTGAACACCCACGGGTACACCTCGAAATGCAGGTGCGGGGCTACGCCTCCGTTAGTTGCACTGTTGGGGTTGATGTGGGCGATGCGCTGCCCAGCCTGAACGACGTCGCCGGGGCTGACCTCAGCGACCACATGGCCGTACACTGTCTGGCCGCCGCCTTGTTCGTCTGAGTGGTCGATGCGCACCCAGCCTGCGGGGGAAGGGCCTCCGTAGCCGGATGCCGCACCGGTCTGTACCACTGTGCCCGACTGCGCAGCGTAGACTGGCATGCCAGCGCTTCCGCCTTCGCGCCCGAAGTCGGTGCCCCAGTGCATCCATCCATCACGCATCCCATATGGTGATGTGACCATTCGACTTGAATCAAGCGGATAATAACGTTCCGCCATATTTACTCCTTTCGTTGTTGTTTTTGTGCTCCTACCCGTATTCGACTGGGAGGATGTAGTTTCCTTCACGACGCACCCATGCGATGGTTTCGCGCAGTACGTCGGGGTCCGGTGCGTTGTCCCACGGGTTGTTCCATTCGGATTCACTACCTAGCTCACCGGTGAAGGTGTCTGTGGTGAGCCAGATTTGACCGACGTTGGATACGCTGGCACGTTTGAGTACTTGTTTGGCCTGCTCAACGTCGTTCACGTTGTGTACCGCGTGCCAGAACCGCAAGGGGTTTTGACCACGGTAGTGTCCGGGACAAATCGTCTCATCGTCCACGTAGCGCTGTGCTGACTGCTCAAACGCCATGAGCGTATCCGCTGCGCCTAGCATGCCCTCAACAGTGTTGCCGCCAGGGTTGGCAACCACATAGAACGCGCTTCCGTACTTGGCGCGGAGCTTTCCGTACAGCTCCACATAGCCAGCGACTTTAGACTCTTGGGCACCCCACCCGTTGACTGCTTCATCAAGGAACACGCCATGTATGCGGTGCCTACCGTAGTATTCGATGAACTGGTCAATCTCCTTGATGATCTCGCTGTGTGCGCGGCCGCCCCACTGGGTGAGCACGTAGGCGATGTTGACCATGCCGAGTGCCGCCGTTGTGGTCAGCGTCAACTCGTAGTCGTTCTCTTTCTTCGTGCCCACACCGCTATGAGGGTTGGCGATGAACGGACCGGCGATCTGCGGGTTGTGAAGGTAGTTGGCGGTGACGTCGCGCGCGTGCTCAATCGCCTCCCAATATTTAGGCCACGAGTAGGTTACCGGCGCAAGCCTGCGTGCCCCGCGCGCCCACAAGTTGAACGGGTGAATATGCAAACCAGGGGTAGGGCCTTCACGGGTTTCCAACGCCTTCAACAAAGGCGACGCCTCACTAGCAGCAGGCGCAGGCGCGGGCGCGGGCGCGGGCGCGGGCGCGGGAGGAAGTTTCTTCAACCGCTCATCAACAACCTCACCAGCCAAAACCCGAACACGCGCCTCATCAGGCTTATCAAGAAGCTTCTTCCACTCCTCAATCGTGATGATCATATCCGGGCGCGCCGGGTTGAAATTCCCATTGAAGATGAAATCCTTCTTCACAGCGCCCTCCTGGGCACTGTTACCAATGATGGTGTTGCCGCCAACCTGCTCCTTCTTCGTCCCCTTGCGCAACACAATCTTCACCATGTGCGCACAGTCCGCCTTGGGGTTGTCCTGCGCGTAACTGTTGCCAATGACGGTGCAGCCAATGGGGTCTTCCAACGCGACGGCCGCCCAGTCTTTAGGACCGTCTGCGGGTGGGCGCAATTGGTTTTCCAGACCCACGTTCCAGATGTCGTTGCCCTGGATTTTCGTGCCGTGCCCGGAGCAGGCGATACCGTGGTTCCAAGTTTCGCCAATGGTGTTCGCCATGACCACGCTGTACCCGCCCACGCTGATTCCGTTGTCCTTGGACACGGGGAGCATGTTGCCGGTGATGTTCGTACGGTAGCACTTGATAGTGAAGCCGATAGGTTCAAAAGCAATTGACTGATTATCGGCCATGACCACACTGTTCCCAGACACGAGGGTGTCTTTCGGTGCGCCCTGAATCAGCGTCTCAGGACGCAACGCAGGGTCGGTGGTGTCACGCCCACCAATGCCCATGCCGCAGGATGCGCGGCGAATCTGGTTGCCGATGATCTGGTTGCGGTTCGACTCGTCTTTGATCATGATGCCGAACCCGGATGCGCCCTCCTGCGCCGTGTTCTGTTTCAGGCCGCTACCATCAGTCCAGCAGTTCAGAACCAAGGAATCGTTCGTGCCATTGCCGGTTGGCTTCTCTTTCCGCACAAACCCCTGCAAAAGGAAGGCATTAGCGCCGGAGTTCATGACGCCGATCTGAACCATCTTCACATAATCAGCGTTCGTGATCTGCAACGCCGTGGCAGGCCGCTCACCCGTCACCCAGTCCATGTCGATAACAAACCCAGACATGTAGCCACGCCGCAGATTGCCGCCACTGGTGGACTGCATGGCGTTCTTCCCGACGCCGCGTTTCATCTTCAACACCGTGGCGTCGCCTTGGCCCATCATGACCTTGCCGGAAAGCTTGTCGAGGTTAATCGTGTTCGACAACCCCCACTCGCCAGCAGGCAACTGGATTACCTTCTTCGACGCGTCGTTAATGGCTGCCTGCAAAGCCGTGGTGATGTCAGTGCCCTCGGCTGGTTTGACGTTGATGACACCAGCATCACCTGCGGCTGTGACGATTTCCTTGATCTGTGTTTCCACCAGCTTCGTAACAGCCTTGTTGACTTCCTCGGCGATCTTGTTTCCAACTGCCTGCTGGATAGCCTCAGGTGTGGGGGCCGCGCCGCCGCCACCTTGTGGGTGTTGCCGGAAGTATTCTTCCACGGCCTTGCCGATTTTCTCCGGGTCAACGCCTTCGCCTGCTGGGAGCTTCCCGATTTGCCGGGCGATCTCGTCACGCACCAGGCCGCTGAGGTCATTCATTGCCTGCTGCACAGCATCCTGCGAGGCTGCGCTTGCGGCTCGTTTAGCCTGGTTGACGGCTTCACGCGCTTCGTCTCGTGCGGCGATTGCGTCTTTCTTCACCTGCTCAACCGTGCTTGCCGCCTGCTGTACTTGGGTGACGGCCTCTTCGGCTTTGCGTTTACTCTCCGACGCGTTGGTGGCCGCCTGCTGCGCTTCACCCACGACAGCGGGCGGGTACTCAGTTTGCGCGCCGATCAGGTTTGCTAGGTTCACCTCCCCTGATTCAGGCAGTGTCACAGTCCACGAGGTTCCATGCACAGTACCGCCTTCAAGCGTCACTGTGACGGGACCGGGGAACATGTCAGGGCTGCGGAAAACCCCGCCGGTGCCTTCCATGTGGATTCGCCTCAGTTCCCGAGTGACCACCGTGCCGCCTTCGACGCGTTCACCCGATGACTGCAGCACCACATAGCAGTCGGGACCGTCAAAAGGCTGCTTGGTGATGCTCTTCAAATCACCAGTCAGAATAGTCATGAGCACCTTCCTAAAGCGCATAAAAACAAGGCACCCAACTTGATTAGTGGGTGCCTAAAATAATGAGTAGAAACAATGCGGGCTAGCGTGTACGCCCCGTGGCCGTTCCTTTACCGCCGTCAATCTCCCTATTCAGGTGCCACACCATCAGGTGATTGCGATCTGCACCGCCGTAGAACTCACGAGACAAAGATATATTGTGCGTGATAACTACCTGCACCGTGTAGCCAACATCAGGCACGGCCACCACGGTGGACAAGATGGAATGGTCCTTCTCACGAGACGTGATATAGCCGCGCTTAACGTGCCACATGTCGCCGGTGCGCGTCTTGACTTCGATCTGCCACTCCACCACATGCGAAGATGCGATAGCGATAAGACCAGACACACTAATCATGGCATCAATGCGCCACACGCCTTTATCCATGAGCCGGATAGCGTGGGGGATACGCTCAAATTCCACGCCACGCGACCCCACAAGCATTTCATCAAAAGGAAAAACACCCTGAATACGTTTCTCCCCGCTGCTCATGAACAGCGTGCCGGTCTCCTCCAGGGGGGATTTGAGTTCTTCGATGCGGTTTTGCAGCGCCGCCTGCCCATCGCGGTAGACTTGCGAAGCGCTAACAATCGGCTTGAAAATCGCCCCACCGATGCCGCGCAGGGCGTCACCGATGCCTTTGATGAGCCCGTTAAAACCCTGGGCTAGCAGGTTGCCCATGTCGCCACCTGCGTGTTCCAGGGCTTTGCCCATTGTTTGTGGTGAGCCGTCCCATTTGGGTTGGTACTTGTCCGGCGAAATGCCCATGACTATTCCTCACTACCCTTTTCGTCACTGTTATTTTTTTGCAGTTCCGCCAGCAACAAAGCCCGCTGCTTCGCCGTCAACTTCGACACATCAATCGGAGCCGCAGCATCCTCCACAACCTGCACAGCACCTTGCCGCTCCTCCAAAGCACCAATCCAACGCCCATCCTCATTCGGGGAACCAACACCACCCAAAGCATCAAACTTAATCTGCGGCCCAACATGCACAGTCCACGACCAAACCCCATCAGGCAAAGTACCCTTCATCAACCCAGTACGCGGGTCAAGCGACAACCCCGGAGGCAAAACCGGACACCACACCGCAGCCAACGAACCACCAGGAACCAACTCATCAACCTCACGCGAATCATCCCACCCACGCGAATACTCCACCGTAGTCGGCTCCTGATCATGCAACTTCACACCCACAAGATCAAACAAAAATCTACACAAATCATTAATCAGATCAATGTCCATATTGAACCCAAGCGGCTTAATCAACAAAGGCGCATACGGATGCATGCCCTCAGGCACCGGGTAAGGCCACATGAAATCCAACTGCTTATTACCAGTAGACACAACAACCCCTTCTAAGGAATCAACGTCTTAATACGATCAGTCGCCGCCGCCAAAGTCTTCAACGACCGCTCCAACGACCGTGCCGAAGACTCACGCAAACGCGGGTCACCCAACCCAATATCAACATCATCACCACCACGACCAGGCTTAATCGTCACCGACTGAACAAACGTCGCAAAATTCACGCCACGCGAACGAAACACCGCTTGATCACCCACGCGATAATCACGCCCAAACAAATACGGGGAACCATCACCAGCCTCAAAAGCCACCGACACTTTCCCCTGCGTCTCCTGCAACGCAGTAAACGCCTGCTGCAGCGTCGACAAGCTGAATCCCTCACCAGGCTTCACCAAACCCCGGTACCGGTATTTGCCTAGCGCGTCCTCACGAGACCAGGCCCGGAACTCCGACCAAGCAAACAGTTTGTCCTTCAAAGCATTCGCCTGCAACGTGCCCAGGAACGCGCCACCAGCAGCAGACAACGCAGCAAACGGAGGAAACAACGCCCCAATCGCCGCGCCGATACCCTGCCACAACGCCTGCGAACCAGCCGCAATGAGACTGTTCACAATCTGCGGGGACTTACCACCCACAATCACGGCACTATCAGTGGCTTTGCGCAAAACCACCTTCGACGACACGCCCCGCATGTGGTCACCATCCCACACACACCAGGCTTTAGGGTTGTCACCATTGAACGCGGTGTCGTCGATAACAATGGCCTTTGACACATTGTCACCGGCGATTTTCTCCTTCACGCCCCTGATGACGTCACCGATACCGCCGGTGGACGACGCAAAGTTCCTGGCCTTCACGTCAATCACAATGGTGGGGTTCTTTAACGTGGCGTGGTTTCGGAACGGCTGCGGGTCACCGGGTAGCCAGAGCTCAGCGACCAGCTGCAGCCCGGCCGCATCCAACGTTGCTTTGAACATGTCCCCAGCAATATTGAAACGTGAATCAAGCACAGTCCATTCGGTGTTTTCCGACTCATGCACAGGGTTCACAATCAACGGCCACCACTCAGGCCGCAGGTCACGCCATGTTGACGCTGACCACACATCCCAGTTCTTCAGCAACTGCGGCTGAAAATCCTTAGCCAGGTTGCGGAACAGGTAGTTTTTAATCACCCTGAGTGAATCACCAGCCTGCACATCCGACCATTTCAGCTGAGCCACAATCGGCGCACCCGGAGACGCCCACAACGGCAAGTGATTAAACAGCTCCCACAAGCCTTCACCATGCACGGTGAACACGTCACCATCAGCATCGGAGTTGATCTCCACTTCAACGACACGGTAGGCGAAACGATAATGCTTCGTTTCAACAACCACCCAAAGGGATTCATTCAACACGCGGTTCAGATCAGGGGTGTTGGTGTCCTCATCCGCGAACATCAACGTCCGCACCGCCGGGTGCGTGCCAGGCAAATCAATCTGTAACTTCCCCGGGGCGTTGCACTCGTCGCCAAACTGCGTGCCCTCGAGAAACCCAGACAGCGACACCAAAGGCTCCATGTTCTTGTCGAACAGCCACACGGTGCGGCCGCCTGAATCATGCACGCTTTTCTGCGACTTGCCCCAAAGCTCCCATGCGAAAGCCACCAGATCACCTCCACATCGACGTGAACAATGGGGTCACCATGCCGGTAGCCCCACCACCAAAAACCCATGTTGCCTTACCCCTCGGGGGGATAGGTTGCGGAAACACACGCCCCCGCAACCTACGCCACAAATCCGGGGCGGGCTCACCACCAACCGTGATCATTGAGGCTTTAGCCGGGTCAGTGTCCAACACCGCCACCCTGTTACCAGTGCGGGGCAATTCCACCTGCCCCACACCCGGGGCGGTCACCGTCGTAACCCCGTTGCCTTGCCATTTGACACGCGGCCACAACGGCAAATCACCAGGGTTATGAATCACAACCTCACCAGTGTGGCGGGTAGTTTCACCACGCCAACACCCCTCATAGCACACAACAGGCACATCAACCGTGAACGACCGCAAACCCAACGTGGCGGGGGAAACCCCAGGGTCAGGCACACGGTCTTTCACCAACAACCTGCACGACAATGCTGTCTTACCGGGCACAACAACCCGCAAAACAGACTCCTCAAACGGAGTCACATTCCGCACAAACAACCGCCACGACTCCGCAAGCGGAGCATCCTCAGCATGGAAACCCAATTTCAGGGAGCCCTCCATCTTGTCGATGCTCCACCCAATCGGTGTGGCACCCACCTGCGTTGTTGTTGCTCTGGTCTTCACATCAACCTTCGCGGACAACTCAGGCGGCCCCATCAACCACATGCCCCTACGGCCATGCGCGTACCGGGTGAGCGCCCACGTCACCCCCGCACTATCGTCAAGTGAAACGTTGTACAGGGATTCCATGAACACTCACTCCTTGCTATGTGAGAACAGTGGGCGCGCCACCAACATGACGCTCACCCTTGATCTTTTTCAGGTCTTTGGTGTTCACCTCGACCTTGCCCTCCACAGCCTCCACACGCTGCCGCAGGACTTCCTCACCATCAACGTTCACCACCAGGGTTAGCTGACCACCATCACCCTTATCGGCGATTTGTTTCAGCACACCCCACTGGTCATTAGTGAGAATCGCTTCCGGCTTCCCGGACAGGTTCACCGCCGCACCCTCATGAGGCAGCACACCGCCCTGGTCATACAGGCGTGTACCGCCACGGGCACGCTGACCAGCCCAACCAGCAAGGTTCACCAACCCGTGCGCCGCGTCGATGTCCTCCATCAGGCTAGCCAAACCACCAAACCCATCATCACCGCCATTAAAAGCGGCACCGAGTTCACCCCACGCGGCACCCGCGTCAGCGGCCTTGTTGACAAGGAACTTGGCCCGCTCCTCACCAACAACACCAGCTGTTGCACCGTACCCGTAGTCGCCACCATTGAAGGCGGTCGTGAACTCCTCAGCCACGTTCGCGGCCAGGCTGTTGCGCACCATACGGCCGAAATCACCGGTGGCGTTCACCAGTGTTTTCGCGTGCGTGTCGCCGATCAGCTGGCCGAGCCCGCCGAACCCATCATCACCGCCGTGGAACGCTGTTGTGAGTTCTTCACGTGCAGCGTCTACGGGGTTGATCTGCGGCCCTGTTGGGTTAATGTCCTGCGGGTTTTCCGGTTTTGCGTCGGCAACTGCGGTTGCGGCACCATCAACCCCGGAAGCAGCAGTGTTAGAATCGCCTGCCTGTTTGGCCTGCTCTTCTTCCTTCTTCTTCTGGTCTCGGGTGAACCACTCCGGTACAGGCGCAAGCTTGTCCGGTGGGGTTGTGGCCAGCTTCTTGATCAGGCCGTTGCCGCCGCCGATGAACTCGAAGAACGCGTCTTGTGCAAGTGCGTCCGGGGACTTGTTGCCAAGGGTTTTCCAGAACACTTCGTTGGCGATGCCAGCGCCGTAGGCCCCGGCGTCTTGCCAGCGTTTTACTTCGTTCTGGGCGTTGACGATTCCTTGGTGCGCGGCTAGTGCCGCGACTACTGCGGGGTGGTCTTCTTCGAGGTGGGTTGCGTCTGCTCCGAGGTATTCGCCGGTGTTGATGACGTGCATGAGTGCGTCTGCTGCTTGTTTCCAGGCTGCGGGGCCTTTGTTGCCGAGTTCGACGAGGGCTGGGATTGCGTTTCGGAGGTCTCCGAAGTTGCGTTCCAGCATGTCCCACTGCTCAGCGGTAAGCACGGCCTCGGGTTTCCCGGTGTGGTTCCAGTAGGTGCCGAACCCTCCGGGTGTGGGTTTGAGCCAGCCGCCGGAGTCGTAGCCATGGCCATGACCCCACATGGTGGTCAAATCGGTCCCGTACCTGCTCTTATAGTAGCGGAGAGCGGCGTTCATGTTCGCCCACGGGTCGCGCCTATCGTTCGGCAACTCAGGGTCACGGTTAGCCGCGAATGTGCCAGGAATGATCTGCAACAGACCAACGCCCGCACTGTCACCAGTGCCGTTGACGTCAACAATCTGCTGAGCAATACCAGGGTTACCACCAGACTCAGACTGAATCTGAGCCAGCATGGCGTTAACCTGCGCCGGGTCATCAGCATTAAAGCCCTGACGCCGCATGGCGGCCATAGCCATTTCACGCCACGACTCGGCATTACCAGCCACACCAGCGGCACCGGAGAAAGTACCCACCTTCGACTTAATAAAGTCCCAAGCCTTGTCAGCGAGGGTCTTAGCGATAGCTCCGGGGAGCTTGCCGAAGTCGCCGTGCTGCTCCTTGCCTGGGAAGTCACCGATCTTGTTGATCGCCGCATCCCACAGCCCCTTGACCATAGCGCCAAGGTTGAAGCCACCACCGCCACCAGCGCCACCTGAAATGAACTCCCCAAGGAACTCTTTCAAAGTGTAGGTGTGGTTGAACAGGGAGTTGTCGGAGCCACGGGCACGCCCGCCGATCTGGACACCGTTATCGCCGGAAGACTCCAGGTTAGTGCCGTCGATGGTTCCTGCCATGTGCCCATTCTCACCGCCGCCTTTGCCAGACAGCACACCAATGGTCACGCGACCAGACAAGCCAGGTACGAAACCGAAGTTACCGAAATTGCTTTCGGTATTGAATATGCGGCCACCGTGCAGGCTACCGCCGTTCAGGAACTGTACAATGCCTGACCATAGGCCCGAACAGTCCCAGCTAGGGTTTCCAATGCCTCCATATTGATAGGGCTTGCCATGCTCACCTTTGATCGCATCGAACAGTGATGCGATGCGCTCAGTCAGGTGATCACGCTGCTCAGTGCCGCCGTTCGGGAATATGCCACCCTTAGCAAACGCAAGGGCACGGTACACGCCGCCGCGTGCAAACGCGGCACCCTCACCCAACAGTTTCTTGACGCGGCTCACGCCACCACCAATGGCGGCTTTGTTCAGCGCATTCACTGCAGGTTCGCCGCCCATAGCCTTAGTGACCTCTGGGCGCATGATCGCCTCACCGCCGGACAAGCCAAGCAGCCCACCAGTGGGACTGTAGAAATGGTGAATATCCTTACCAGGACTGTAACCAGGCATAACACCACCTGTGGCGAAGTGATGCTCAGGCAACTCACCAAGGCCAACCAGCTTGGCCACCGTGTTCCAGGCTTTCCTGATTCCACCGTTGTAGACCGTGTTGACCACGAACTCAACGGGCTTGCGGGTCTTCTCCTTGATGCCGTCCCAGATGCGGCCGATGTTGTCGACGGTCTGGCTGAACCAGTCTTTGACTTTCGTCAACCCGTCTTTCAGTCCGTTGAACACCGGGTGCACCACATTATCAGCAACCCAGCGTATGCCGTTGCCGAGGGCTTCCCACGTTGGTTTGATATAGCCGTTCCAGATGTTGGAGAAGAAATCCCCCAGCGCCTGCAAACCGGCCTGCATCAGGTTCCACGTTGGTGTAACAACCGTGTCGAACACCCACTTGATGCCAGCGCCAAGGCCGTTCCACACGGCCTTGATGAACTCGACCATCGGGTTAAACACATTGTTGGCCAGCCATGTGATTCCCGCGATCATTAAATCCCAGGTGGGTTTGATAATCGTGTCCCACGCGAATCGAATGGCAAGGCTCAGGCCGTCCCACTCGAACTTGATGAAACCGAAAATCGGCATGAGAACGTTGGTCCACATGAAGTTTGCCGCGCCTTGCAGCAAATCCCATGCCGGTTTAATCACATTTTCCCAACCAGCCTTGATGCCCCATGACAGGGCCTCCCACGCCAGCAGCAGCGGCGTCAGCACGATAGTGCCGATCAGTGCCAGGCCAAACTTTGCAGCGTACTCCAACGCGTCCCACGCAGGTTTGATCAGCGTGTTCCATGCCCAGGCGATGCCAGCGGAAATAGCATTCCACGTGTCACCCAGGAACTGGATACCAACGCGCACAGCATCAGCCAAGTAGTTGCCCACCCATTGGATGACCACACCAACCACACTGATTAGCGGGTTGAAACCGTTGGTGACAATCCACGACAAAATGTTCGTGGCCTGCGACAGTATCCACGCCAACCCCTCAACGGCTTTCACCGCCCCAAGGATTGCGCCAACCACAACGCCACCAACAATGATGCCGATGGTTTGCAGCACCGGCATCAGCACCGGTTCAAGCAGGTTCCACAGCTGAACAAGCAGGTTCCACAAGCCTTGCAGCGCACCCCACACAGCGCCCGTGATCGTCTGGCCAAGACTATTCAAAGTCGTGGCCAGAGTGGTGACAGTGTTCCACAGGCTCGTGAAAGTGCCGCTCAGCGAATCCGTAATGATCCCGCGAATCCACTCCATCGCATTACCGACGGTGTTGAAAGCATCAGCAATCATCTGCGCCTTGTCCGCGCCGAACAGTACGGTCAGGCCGCCGATGCCAGCATCATCGCCCTGAAACGCGGCGAACAACTCACCAATCGATGCCTTCACATTCTGGAACGCAACACCCATGCGCTCAGCAAAATCAACAATCGCCTGGGCTTTATCAGCCCCGAAGATCGCCATGAGTCCACCAAAACCGGCGTCGCCACCCTGGAAAGCCTCAGTGATCTCACCCCACGCGGCTTTCAGATTGCTGAACAAAGTGAACACCGGCTGCAGTGCCTGCCCCATGAAGCTGGTGAACTCACCCCAAATCCGCTTGCCTGCCTCAGTCTTCGTGAAGAACAAGACCAAGGCACCAACAACCGCAGCTATGCCAGCAACAATCAAGCCTATGGGGTTGATAAGCATGGCCGTGTTCAAACCCAGCTGCGCCGCAGTGGCGGACAAAGTACCCGCACGCTGCGCGGCAAGCAGGGCAGGCAGAACTTTCATCTGCGCCGCAAACGAACTAATCGCAGACACAGCAAACAAACCAGCCTGCGCCGCCCGCAAAGCAGCCATGCCAGCAACAACACCACCAACAGCGCCGCCAATAACAACCAGCAAATCCTTGTTGCGGCCAAGCCACTCAGCCACAGCAGGCAGCTGATTAGTCAGCGCACCAATGGAGTTACCTAGCCGGTCACCCCACGCCGAAAGCGTAGGCTCAGCCAAGGCGTACAACTGCAGCTGTAAATCATCAATCGCGTTGCCGATGCGGTCCATCACGCCATTCAGGCCCGCGAGCTTAGCACCGGCTGTTTCACCAGCGGAGCCTTGCCGGTCGAGAGAAGCACGCAGCTTATCAAACCCCTCGACACCACTGTTCGCCGCAGTGGTCGCAAAGCTCACAGCTTCACGCCCGAACGCAGTTGCAGCAGCGGCGGTAAACGCAGACTCGCCCATGCGGTCCTGCGCTGCGGCCAGCTGCGCGGTGATTTCCCGCATGCCCACGAACTTGCCTTGCGCGTCGAACGCGTTAATCCCCATCTCAGCCAGCGCCTTAGCGCCTTCCTTTGATGGGTTAGTAAGCGACAGCAACGCGGAACGCATCGCCGTACCAGCCTCGGAACCCTTGATGCCAAGGTTGGCGAACAAGCCAAGGTACGTACTCGCATCCTGCAAAGACACACCAAGGGTGGAGGCAATAGGTGCCGTGTACTTGATGGAGTCGCCTAGCTCAGTCAAGCCTGTAGCGCTGTTATTCGCGGTGTTAGTCAACACGTCAGCGACAAGTGACGCGTCCTTAGCAGCCAGGTGGAAGCCATTCAATGCCGCGATCTGAATATCAGCAGCAGTGCCAGCATCAACCTGAGCCGCACCCGCTAGCTGAATGGAACCCTTAGCAGCGTCCATAGCATCAGACACAGACAAGCCGCCCTTAGCCAGCGCCAGCATCGCATCAGTAGCAGACGATGCTGACGTGCCAGCAAGGGTTTCATCATTGCCGAGGTCGCGGGCACGCTGCGACACCATCTTCATCGTGTCACCAGTCGAACCCGTCACAGCCTGCAACGACCCCATCACCTGCGACAACTCACGGCCCTTGCCGATAGCGTCACCAAAAAACGCGGCACCACCAGCAACACCAAGGCCACCAGCAATAGCCCCACCAAGACGACCAACCGTCCCCACAAGGGAACTGATCTTCCCGCCCACACTATCCACATCGCCCGACAGGCTCAGCGCCCAAGCCTTCGACTTCTCAGCCGCCCCAGTGAACGTGAAACCAGTCTTCTTAACCTGGTCACCAACATGCCCAGCCGCCTCAGCGGCCTTGCGCTGTGACGCCGCAGCGTCCTCCATTGTGGCCTTGTACAGTTTCTCCTTGGCGCTCACCTGGTCGTTGGCGTTCGCCAAATCAACCTTAGCTTTCTTAAGCTCCCCCTCCGACTTCACCAAAGCAAGTGACGCGCGATCAGACTGACGTTTCGCCGTCTCTAGCTCACGCTCCGCGCGCTGCACCTCCCGCGAACCGGCGTCGTTAGCGTTACGCGCGTCCTGAAGTTTCTTCTCCGCCGCGGCGACTTTCTCATTAGCCGCGGCGACTTTATCCCGCTGCTCCCCCACAGCAAGATCAGCAGCCTTTACTTTCCCAGATGCCTCAGCCGCGGCGATACGAGCCTTGCCTAGATTGTCCTCGGTACGCGCAACCTGAGCCGCGGTTGCGACACCGCCCTCACGAATAGCCTTAAGGTCAGTCTCACCACGTGCGACCTGGGCGGTAGCCTGATCAAGCTTGGCTTTGGCCACCGCCGCATCGGACTCCGCGCGCGCCACCTGCGACGCCGTGGCCGTGCTGCTGCTACGCACCTGCTGCAGGCGTTCCTCAGCCACCGCAACATCCTGCGCCGCCTGCGCCTCAGCCTTACGGGCCGTAGCAACCACGCGGGTTTGCTTCTCGACGCCCTCAGCCAGCGCGGCACCGGCGTTCTGGCCGGACTTCTCAAAGCTCTTCTCGATCAGGGCGCCAGCATCATCAGCAGCCTTCGACGCGCCCTTCACCACCTCAGCGGCGAAACCACGCATCGAAGCATTAACCGGAACCCACACAGTAGACGCCACCGCGCCACACTCCAATCAGATTTCAAGACTCTTCAAATACGCAAGGGCCTCCTCCTGGGTGTGATCACCCAGGGAACCAATGCGTGAAGAACTAGCGTTCTTAATCTCCGACCACGGATAGGCAGGTGTTTCTTCGGCCGGCATTTTTGCTTTGCTGTTTCCGTTCACGCGGGCCAGCAAAACCTGTGTTTCCCACGTCGCCCACAGCAGCCGCCACAACAGGGAGTCGGTAATGCCGTAGGGTTTGCCGTCGGTTTGGTGCCAACGGGCGGGGGAATCCTTGGGCAGGTTCTCAACAAGGACGCGGAGTTTCCGCAAGGTGATCTCACCCCGCCAAAACTCCGCCATAACATCCCTGCGATACGCCTGCTCTAGTGACGCTTCGAGGACTTCCGCGCCACCGCACGACGCTGCAAGCGATTCAACGGTGAAGATTTTCCCTCACTGTTGACAGCCTCCATAGCCTTGCGATGCTCAGCGAACACCAAGCCCCACAGAGACGACGAGCCACCAGCCTCGAGGAACCGGTCGTACTCTTCCTCACCCATGAACCAGGCGCACAGGTCAGGGCCGTACTCTGGCAGGTCATTCAGCTCATCCAGCTGGGCATCATTCAGGAACATCGGGTCAGCGAAAGTAAAGGTTTCACCCTTGAACGTGAAGGCGATACGGTCACCCTCAATGCCGGTGGCTTCTTTCCGCTGAGCGATCAAAGCGTCCAAATCGTAGGACATGGCAGACCCCTTTCAAAGTCTCAAACAAGCAGGCCAAACAACAAAAGGTTGGTGGGGGCGGGCCTGCCAAACACTCCCCCACCACCACCTAAAATGCTGGCCTTTGATAACCCGGGGCCAGCAAGAAACCGGGGATTCGAACAACAATCAGATGCTAAGCATCATTAACGACAAGCTGCAGTTTCTGCGTCGCAGTGCGCTTTTTACCATCCTCCACCTTGAAGGTGATCTCAGTGGTGCTAGCAGCAGTCGGGGTGCCTGTGATCTTGCCGTCCTTATTCAGGCTCAGGCCAGCGGGCAGGGCAGGCGTACCGTCAACAGACCAGTTGTAGGGGGCCTCACCGCCAAGCGCAGCCAGGGTAACGGAGTACTCCTGGCCCTTCGTGCCAGCAGGCAGCTGCTGGGTCTGCACCTTAAGCGGAACAGCACCATCATCAGATGAAGACGTGGCACCCTTAGCGCCGGAGCCGTCCCAGCCAGCGGAGAAAAGCCACCGCGCGGTCTTGCCGGACAGCTGCTGATCTGCGTATTCCTTGCCAGCGGGGAAACCAGTCAGGGTGATTTCCAGGCCGATAGCGTCTTCACGCTTGAACGTCATACCGGAACGGCCGGTCACCTGAGCATCAAGCAGGGTGATGCGCATGGCCTTGTCGCCGTCAACGACGTCGAGCACGCACTGTTGGTGCTCAAACTCGGGCAGGTTGCCCTCGTCGAAGTACCATGAACCGTCGTCGTTGACCTTGATCTGACCGCCGGGTACACCAAAGTACAGGCTTGCGTTGTCACGCGTGAACTGCCACAGGGTGACCTTGATTGCCTTCACAGACTTCGTGATGTCACGACGAATAGGCAGGGCTTCCTGCCACGGGATGAACTCGTTCGTGTCCTCGTCGAAGCTGATTTCCACACCATCCGGGCTGATGTAGCCGCGGTTCAGGTAGATGCTGGTATCGTACTTTTCCTTGAAGTCGGTCATGACTTTGGTGCCGATTGCCGCAGTTCGCAGCGCACCGGTGACACCGACGCGCAGGGCGGCGGCTTCGAATCCTTCGAGGGTTGCCTGTTCGGCCATTTGTTTTCCTCCTGTTGCGGAATGCCCCACCCGGGTTTCGGATGGGGCGTAGATTTACTTACTTTCTATGCGGGCACATGAAGCGTCACTGTGACACCAAGACGGCGTATGTGTGGGTTATAGTCAGGCCGCGTCGAAAACCCAGGGCAATCCACAAAAGTCACATTCGCCCCCGCATAGTTCGGGAGATTATGCATCAACTGCCTAATCAAAACCCCAGTAGGGTGAGCCAACGCCCGCGACGCCGCGAACACGTCAATGTCCAACACGACAAAATCCCGAACGGGCCCACGCCCACCCCACGCGACAACCTCCTCACCCGGGAGAAGATCAACCATCACATACGGCAACTGCTGGTCAAGCTCCCCTGGCGGGGGCATACGGTCAGCCACAGTCACATCAGGCAAGGTGGAGGAAAGCATCTCAATCACCATGCGCAAAGTATCTGACCAGGCGCGATCATTCATCAATTTACTTCACCTCCCTTGCCGCACGCCGCAAAGCGCGTATGCGCTTCTTCTCCGACGTGCCGTACTCTTCATCGCTTTCGGAAACCACGTCATATGAGGCACGGCCGTTCGCGTGGTATCGACGCCGAACATCAATGACGGCTTCGCCGCCTTCACGCAGGGTGATCTGTCTAGCGCGCGCCGCGATCTTCGCGGCCTGCTGCTCAGTGCCACCCACAACCTGATCAGTGTCCATGACTTGCTTGAACAGGTCATCTAGGTCAAGCTCAACTCGGGTTGATTCCCTACCCATGAACCACCTTCAATCTGGCCTCCACATGATGCACCCGGCCAGTAAACGGGTCAGGCCACTTCATCGGAGTGCCGTCAACATCCAACGTCAGGGAACCACCAACCCGCACACGGTCACCCGCCCGCAGGTCAATATCAAACCCAATCTGGGTGTACAGCATGAACACCGTTGTCAGAGTGCCAGCACGGCCAGAATCCTCCGACGTGGAAACCGGCTGCACACTCACCAAATGCGGATACGCGATAACCTCCGGGTCGTCAAACGACGCGGTTCCACGCTTCGGGTTATAAGGGTCTCGCACAAGCTTAGGGCGCAGAACCTCCACCGACTGATTGAAAATCAAGCTCATGGCAAAGGCCCCAACTTATACAAATCAACGATGCGCCACTCCGACGACTGCGGCGTCGCGCCAGTCGCAGCACCAACACTGATACTGCCAACACTGATATTCCCCGCAGGCCGCATGGACCTAGCCGCCATTTCCAACGCCACAGCAGCCAAATCAGGGGCACTATCATGCCCATGAGTAATCGTCACGGCGACATTCCTGAACCCACACGGAAACCCCCCACGCCGATGCAGCAAACCATCATCCGACCAACCAACCTTATCGACGCCAATCTGTTCACCATTCACAGTGAGCGCCGTGACGTCGACAAGGCGTTTCGTTGGGAGAATCATGGTCTCATCCCCAGTGCCGTCTAAGCGCAGGGTTTCCGTTCGACGTGGCCACACATGCCAGCCGCAGAGTTGCCGGATGGTGGCCACGGCCTTGTCGATCTGGTCTTGTGTGGGGCGTTCACCGCCAACAGCTGTGGCCATGCTTGGGATTAGCCCGTGGTCATTCACCCCACACCTCCTTACTCGGCGGCCTCAGCCTCGGCGTCAGTAGTGTCTGCGGCTGCTTTCTTGGTTGTACGTTTCGGGGTTTCCTCCACGGGCTCAGTAACCTCAGCCTCCGCCGGTGCCGCAGAGGAATCATCCTCAACCAGCACGGCATCAGGGAAATCACGCTGCTGATGAATCTCAGTCAGCAGCAGCACCGTCTCGAACCCGTCCTGAAACTTCACACGATACGGACGCAACATGACTACGCACCCGCCGTCAGCGTCACCTTGACGAAAGCCGAAGGCAGCGGAACCATCAAGCCGATACGCTCCTCAGCGCGCAGAGTAACAAGGTTCTTCTCGAAATCATCAGCGTTGGTGTTCGAAGAATCCACACGCAAACCACCCTTGCGGAGAATGGTGGAACCCTGACGGAACGCACCAACAAGGGCGGTGCCCTTCGGAATGTTGTTCGTCACAACAGTGCGGTAGCCCCACACCGGCGGGTCAACCAGAATGCCGCCAACACCGTACTGACCCTGGAACGGGCCACCAGCAATGTACTGGCCGTTGCCGTCCTTAGCGAGGCGCAGAACCTCATAGTCAGCGGTGTTCATTATGATGCCGTCAGCGGTCAGCGGGGTTGCCTGAGCAACCTTGGAGATCGCACTGTACAGGTCATCAAACCAATTGGCTTTCTTAGCGGATGTCACCGTCTGAATGCCGGAGCGGTTCAGGATGCCACGCACATTGCTGCCCGTGCCGTCGCCGCTGATCAGCTGCTTTTCCTCCACAACGGAAAGCTCGTAGATGAGCTGGTTGTTAATCCAGTCAGCCACGAACCCGAAGTCCGCGATCATCTCGTCGGAAAGCTTCGTCAATGCGGCGATCTTCGACAGTGATTCAGTCACAATGTCAAGATCAGCGAACCGCACATAGGGTTTCT